AGAGGAACTCAAAGTGGAACGGCATCTACAAGAGTATATTTTGATGGCTATATGGCAGAAACAGTATTAATAGATGGTCAAGCACTAGACCCAACATCATTTGGAGAGTTTGATTCTGATAGTCCTACAATTTGGAAACCAATAGATGTATCTGGTTTAACCTTTGGTACAAATGGATTTCATTTAGATTTTGAAAATGCAAGTAGTCTAGGTGCAGATGTATCAGGAAACTCTAACAACTTTACTGTAAATAATTTAACTAGTATAGATCAATCTACTGATACTTGTACAAATAATTTTGCAACATTAAATCCTTTATATCATTTTTCAGGTGGTGCTTCTTTTTCAGAAGGAAATTTAAAATTTACAACATCAGGAAATTCAAGTGTTGGTAGAGGTATGTCCACTATTAGACCTGAAAATGGAAAATGGTATGTAGAGTGTAAAATTATAGATGTTACAAGATTTTCATTTGGTCTTATGAATGGTAACGAAACGCATAGTTCACAAGGTGGTAATGATACAAATAGTGTTATATTTGGATATGATGGTGGTTTTTTTATGACTGGGGGTTTTACAGGTTATCTTTCTGCACCAAGTAATAATGATATTGTCCAACTTGCTTTAGACTTAGATAATGATTTATTTTGGATAGGAATAAATGATACTTGGGGAAACTCTGCAACTAGAACAGAAATAGAAAATGGAACTGCAACAAATAGTGGTTCAACAGACATTGGTTCACAAGTTCCTATAAATACAGGTGCTATTGGAATTTTTGTAGAAGATAATTCAGGCACAGGAAATAACGTTTGTGAAATGAATTTTGGCAATCCAACATTTAGTATCTCATCAGGAAATAGTGATGCCAATGGATTTGGGAACTTTGAATATGCTCCACCATCGGGTTATTATAGCCTTTGCACAAAAAACCTAGCGGAGTTTGGATAATGGCTTATACAACAATAGATAATCCTGAACTTTATTTTCAGACAAAGTTATATGTTCAAAACGCATCTACAAATGCTATTACTTTAGATGGTTCTGAAAATATGCAACCTGATTGGGTGTGGATTAAAAATAGAGATAGTTCAAATAGAGATCATAGAATTTTTGATTCTGTTAGAGGTGCAAATAAACCATTTAAAGTAAATGGAACTAATGCTGAAGCTACAGCAACAGATACTCTAAATTCTTTTGATAGTGATGGTTTTACTTTAGGTGCAGATTCAGAGGGATATGGAGTAAATGATTTAAATACTAATAATACTGTGGCTTGGTGCTGGAAAGCTGGTGGCTCTGCACCAACAATAACATATTCTGTAAAAGTAGTTTCAGATTCAGGTAACAAATATAGATTTGATGATTTTGGAACAAGTGCTGTTACTTTAGATTTACAAGAGGGTGGTACTTACACATTTGATCAATCAGATAGTTCTAACTCTGGACACCCATTAAGATTTTCTACAACTTCAAACGGAACACACGGGGGCGGAAGTGAATATACGACAGGGATTACAACCACAGGAACACCCGGAAGTGCTGGTGCAAAAACTGTAATTACAGTAGCCGCATCTGCACCAACACTTTATTACTATTGCACTCAACACTCTGGCATGGGTGGACAAGCTAACACCAACTCTACATTTGGTTCATCTAATTTTTCAGGCAGTATTCAATCAACTGTATCTGTAAACGCAACAGCTGGATTTAGTATTGTAAAATATACTGGAAATAAAACAGCTGGTGCAACAGTTGGTCATGGACTTGGTGTAGCACCTAAAATGATTATATTAAAAGCATTAGGTCAAACATTTGATTGGAATGTAGGTCATAATTCTTTAGGTTGGACAAAAACTTTATTTTTAAATGATACTAGTGCATCAGCATCTAATGCTTATTTTAATAATACTGCACCAACAACAACAGTTTTTTCATTAAATAGTGATAATAGAGTAAATAATAGTTCTGAAGATTATATAGCCTACTGCTTCACAGAGAAACAAGGATACTCAAAATTTGGGTCTTATATAGGTAATGGAAATGCAGATGGAACATTTGTTTATACAGGATTTAAACCAGCTTGGGTTATGGTTAAATCATCAACTTCAACGGAACATTGGCTTATGTATGATAATAAAAGAAAAGTTTTTAATGCAAATGACGAAGTTATATATGCAAATTTAGCTAATGCAGAAGATACTAATAGTGGTTTGCAAATTGACCTTTTATCAAATGGTTTTAAATTAAGAGGTGCTAGTGCAAACCTTAATAATTCTGGTCAAACATTTATTTTTATGGCTTTCGCAGAAGCACCATTTGTAAATTCTAATGGTGTACCAACAAACGCAAGGTAATAATGCAACTTTTAAAACATATTTAATTCTATGAAAATATATGATAAAATTTATCAACATCATAACACATTGGAGAAATAATATATGGAAGAAATTAAATCACGAATTAAAGAACATGAGGGGTTTAGGGATACTGTCTATTCCGATAGTTTGGGTTTTGCTACTATTGGTTATGGTCATCTTGTATTACCCACTGATAATTTTGTTGAGGGTACTACTTATCCTAAAGAAATGCTTGAAGAAGTTTTTGATAATGATTTTAAAATAGCACACGATTCAGCTAATGAACTTCTTACAGATATAGAACATAACGATATAATAAAAGGTGTTATAATTGAAATGTGTTTTCAATTAGGAAAACCAAGAGTAATGAAATTTAAAAAAATGTGGGAAGCTTTAAAAAATAAGGATCTTGAAACTGCATCAAAAGAAATGATAGATAGTAATTGGCATAAACAAACTACAAAAAGATGTGAAAGTTTGGCTAATGTAATGAAAAATGCAAATAACTAGGAGAAACCATGCTAACTAAAAAACAAAAGAAACTTCCATTAGCTTTACAAAAAGCTATTATGAAGAAGATGAAGAAAACTAAAAAAACTAAAAGGAGAAAATAATATGCCTTATCATTATGGTGGCGGAATGAAGCCAAAGAAAAAAAAGAAAAAGAAAAAAAAATCTAAAATGAAACCGAGTAGAAGATAATGGTCAAAGTAGCATCTATAAAGAATATAATTAAAGATTTAACCCCACGACAACAAAAAACTATGCGTGGACATGCTCGTCATCATTCATTAAAACACATGAGAACTATGGCTAGACTTATGAGTGGTGCTGGTGGAAGAAGAAAAAGAACTTTTGGTCAAGCACACCGAATAGCCATGAGGGCTGGTAAATGAATGGATTTACAACATCAAAGACTTTAAAAGAAATGATAAATAAATTTCCAATGCGTAAAAGGAGAAGAAGTGCTAAAAAAAAGAAAAAGAAAAAGAGTAGCAAGAGATAAAGAAACTGACTTACCTAAAAAGTATTTATCAGGTCTAAAAGGTGGTAAAAGATCACAAAGAGCAAGTTTGATAAAAGCTATGTCTGAAGCTTATAAAAGAGGACAAAGAATACCAAGATCAATGTTTAGGGCGAGGGCAAGAAGTGGCTATTAGAAGAAAACCTTTATCTGCAAGAGTTGTTTCTGTTTTGAGATCAAAAGCAAAGAACAGAAAAAACATAACTCTAGGTATGCTGAAAAAAGTATATCGTAGAGGACAAGGTGCTTATTTATCTTCAGGTTCAAGACCAAGAACATCAATGGCTAGTTGGTCAATGGGTCGTGTAAATAGTTTTTTGCGTGGAAGTAGAAAACATGATACAGACTTACGAAGAAAGAGAAAAAAATAAAAATGAAAACAACTAAAGAAAAATTTGCAGAGATAGATGGCAGAATAAAATTAGTAAATCAAAAAATAGATTTAATAATTAAAAACCATCTACATCACATGAAACAAGACATAGATAGAATTTTATATAGTCTTGGTGCAATCGGTCTTTTAGTTCTAGGTCAATTACTTTACTTACTCACCAAATAGTTGTATAGGTCTATAATGACCTATAAGCGAATATTAGTTATATCTGATCTTCATATTCCATATCATCACAAAGATTCAATAGCATTTTTAAAAGAAATTAAAAAACAATACAAACCAGATTTTGTTGTAAATATTGGCGACTTGTTAGATTTTCATGCAATCAATATGCACACACATGACCCAGATTTATATTCTGCTGGACATGAACTTAAACTATCAAGAAAATATGTAAAAGAATTAGAATCAATATATCCAAAGATGATTGAAGTAGAATCTAATCATTCAAGTTTAGTATATAGACGAGCATTAAAATATGGAATGAGTAAAGAGTTTTTAAAAGACTATGGAGATTTTTTAGGTACAAAAAAATGGAAATGGGTTGATGATTTAACTCTTACTATGTCTAATGGTCAAAGATGTTTTTTTACACATGGAAGAAGTGCAGATGTTTTAAAGGTATCTCAAACTATGGGACTTTCCGCAGTGCAGGGACACTATCACACGAAATTTTTAGTGTCTTGGTGGGCAAATCCTGATAATTTATTTTTTGCTATGAATGTGGGTTGTTTGATAAATCAAAAATCACTAGCTTTTGCTTATGCTAAAAACTTCAAAACAAGGTTTATTCTAGGTTGTGGTATAATTATTGATGGAATACCAAGACTTTTGCCTATGGTATTGAACAATAAGGGTAATTGGATTAAAAAGCTTGTATGAGGAACAAAACAGGCACATTAAGGGGTCTAGGAAGCGATTTAAAGGCTACTCAAAGACAAAGTGGGGGTAACCATTACAAAAACCTAAAGTATCAAGTTTCAGAGTTTATTTTAGGAAATAACCTTAATTGGATAGATGGTAATATTGTGAAATATGCTGTGAGAAATAAAGAGGGCGAATCTTTAGAATCTAAATACAATAAGATAATTCATTATGCTGAACTTGGTAAAGAATTATTGAAAAATAATAAATAAAGAATATTAGGAATGAATGAAACTAGCATATTTAATTTATTCAATTCTTGTAGTATATTGGACAACATTGATATTTTTAACAAATAATTATTTATGATATTTAGTTTATTAAACAATCCACTAACAAAATTAGCAGTTGGTAAAGTAACTGACCATTTTAAACACAAAGCAGAAAAAGTAAAAACAATAAGAGCCGCAGAAATAGAAGCGGCAAAAGATGTAGATATTACTAGAATTAAAAGCCAAGATAAAAGT